GACTGCAACGGTGGTATCAGGATTGGCAGAATCGGTCGCAGTACCGAGTCGGCCAGCGGTATCGCTCAAGAACAGTTTGCCGCCAAGAGCAAGCGTGTCAGCCGTATCACACTTCACATTTGCCTTGACAACGCCACCAAACTGAACAAGAACTTCAGTACCAGAAGCACCAGCGGCACTTCCGAGACCGACAACAGCGCCGATGTAACCGCAGTTCGACGTAGCAACGTCACCTTCTGCCAACTTGATGCACGCAAACGGCGAAAGTCGGAGATTGGTGATGCTCTGCGGATCCGAAGAAGCCGGAGGATACACAGCGTTGGTATGGTTGAACGAAGTGATAACGACATCACCAATTGCAACAGCCGCGCTGTGCTTGTTGATCATCGACGCGACAGCACCACAAGGCTGAATGCCAACGGGTCCGAAAGTAGGAGAGAGAATCATGTGTTGATTCCTTTCTTTGGGGAGATTGGTGGCCGGGTTTCCCCGGCCACCAACTCAATCAGGGCGTGTAGTTCAGCGGGGCAACGATGCCGTGACGCTGACGGGAATTGCAGAACAGGTTCCACCAGCAATCGACCACCTGAACGTAGGTGAACGGCTGGTTCGGGTGCTTCATCACTTCGTGCTTGCTGAAGTAGCGGCGCGAGTGATAGATCGGGGTCAGGTAGTTGCCGTTGACCCAGTAGTAACGAGCGCCAGCGTCAGTAGCAGTCGCTTCGGTGTAACCCGTGGTGGTGCTTGCATTGCCCGACAGAACGCCCGTAGTGTTCGTACGGGTCACGCCACCGGGGAAAATCGCAGCATCATCAAGGTTGGCGCAGTACATCAGTTCAATGCCGCTAAACGTCGGATTGGCGTAAGCAGCATCCTGATAACTGACCAGCGTATCGTTCGCAGCGCGAAGGAAACGCTTGTACTGGTTGATGCCGAGGCGCGAAGCAAGGATCATCTGACGGTTCAGTTCAGCCCGTTCAAAGTATTCCTGCTTCGTGCTGGGCGGGGTGAAAGAACACTTGAGCCACATTTCGTCGAAAGCGGTAATGAGACCGCCAGTCGGGGCGCTATAGCGATAAGTGCTGGTGTTGTCCTTGACGTTGTCAATACCAGTCTTGACAGTACGGGCAGTATTTCCGTCAGAAGCCACGTTGTAGTACGAAATCTGGTTCGTCCAACGGTTCTCGCCAGTAGTAGTCGTTCCGGTGGAATTGAGACCAAGGTTCATCACGCTCGACCAGCCAAGCGGAGCGCCACCACGAACGCCGTAGGCGTTGTTGAAGTCCGGGACTTCCGTGATGAAGCACGGCAGGGAGTACGGGAGCGAACCGCCGCCGTTCTCCATGTTGTTGCTGTTGCCGAACGTGCTGGCCCACAGGTCATTCTCAAAGCCGTTCAGAAGGCTGGTCCACAGACGCTGCTCCTTCTGGCGCTTGAGGCGCTTGTACTGGCTCTTGACGTAATCGCGACCAGCGCCTTCGCCGCTGTTCAGTTCGACTTCGTGGTCCGTCCACGCCATATGGTCGATGCTGAAGCGCCACGGACACTTGATCGTGGACAGAACCTGTGCGTTCCGCCAGTTGAAAGTGTCGTTCGGGAGGTAGTGATCGTAGGTGCTGCTGTCATTGAACATGACAACGTCACGGATCTCATTACCACCCTGAACGGTTGCTTCCGAAGTCTTGTCCTTCAGGAGGCGCGAGAAGGCGTAGGTGTTCTTGACTGCTTCGTTGATGACTGCATCTGCGCTGGTCAGGTAGGTAGGACCAGTAGATGCCATGAAGTCATTGAACGTCTGAATGGGTTGTCCCATGACTAACTCACTTTCTGATTAGCCGCATGGCTTCGTCGCGAGACTTTCCGTCCATGAGTGCATCGAGGATCGCGTCTTCCGAATCAGCGGGAGTGCGTGGGCGCTCATTGCGCGACACGCCACGAACAGCGGTTGGCTGTCCGATCTTCCGTGCGTCGGACTTCACGACCTTCTTGCCAGCAAGGTTGGTGTAAGCCTCCTCGGCGAGGTGCATGACGGTCTTGTAGGTTCCGGGATTAGCCGTTCCAAGTCGATTCATTTCCGCAATCACAGCGTCCCGTTCCGGTGATCGTTCACCGTATTGCGAACGGAAATAGGAATCTGCGGCATCGACCTGAATCAGCAACGATTGCTCCGCAGCAGCAGACTGCTGCTTGCGAAGTTCGGCGAGTTCGGCACGCATCTCCTTTAGAGGCTTTGCCGCATCTGCGCCAAGCAGTTCCTCGACTTCAGCAAACGGGTCTTCCTGCTGGTCTGATTCAGTATCCGAAGACTCGGGTTCGACATCGACTTCGACATCGTCCGATTCATCGGAAGAATCGTCCTGCGGCTCCGGCTTTGCCTTGCCATTCAACTGCTTCTCAAGATCAGCCATCTTCTTCCCGAATCCATCGACATCCTTCTGACGCTTGGAAGCCTTGTCGGCCCACATCTTCAGGGTGTCTTCGGAAACGGTTGCGAGGATCTCGTCAGGAACCCCATCGCGCTTGAGAATCGCGACGGCCTTCTCGCGTTCCTTCGATGAAGGAACGGGCTTCTCCGACTTTGCAGGAACGGATTCCTCTTCGGAATCGTCCGCGAAAAGCCGATCAAGGACATCGTCATCCGCATCACGCGGAGCGTCTTCCTTGACATCGGGTGCGACAGCGTCGGTCTCTTCGACCTCTGCGATTTCATCGTTGGTCTGGGGTTCACTCATTGGTGTCCTAGTCCTTTGCGTACCCGTGCTGCGCCATTACATTCCGTTCATGGCGCTTTGACATGATGACGGGCTTTCCATTCTTGTCTGTCTTGCACCCATCGAGATTGCGAGGAAGTGCCTGCGAGACATATGGATACTGCGACCTGTTCGTTCCGGGATCGACCTGATAGTCGTTCACGACGCGGACCAGTTGCTTCCCGTCAACTTCAACGGTTGCTCCAATCGAAGGTGCGTCTTTCATTGCGAACCAGAGTTCGACAGACTCACCCGTGGACTCGTTGATAAAAGAGTAACTTGGCATTGAGTTCAAGCCTTGCTTCGTGCGAGGATTTGTGCGAGGGCATTCTCTCCACCGGGTGGTGCTTGTCCTGCACCCTGCTGCATCTGTGCGATCTTCTGCTTGTCGATCAGATCGGCGAAGTTTGGGATGTTGAGCGAGTCTCCGACCAAGGACATGACCTCGTCCCACTTCACATGGGGCGCTGCGATCACTTGACCAGCAAGAGACGCGATGATCTGAAGCATCTCCATCGAGCGCTTCTGAAGCACGATGTCGCTCACGCGCTCCATGCTCATGGCCTCGATGTCGATGTCGAGATCGTCGAACACGCCGACCATTGCGCTGGCGCTGAAGATCGGCTCTGCTTCGCCCATGATTTCAGCGCCATCTTCCCCAAGCGGGAAGACAACCTTGCGATCATGGAACAGATACCACGCGACATTCTTCATCACCTCATTGACGCACTCCTGAAACTGCCGCTTGATGTGCGCCATCCGCATACCAGATGAACTTTCCGCCACGCTGATCTCTGTTGCGGTCGCCTGTCCGGTGATGTTGCCGCGCATTGCGTCGTGAATGCCCGAAACACGGTCAAGCCTGTCTTGCGCCATCGACGAGTACTGGACTTGCTGCGGGGTGATGCCGCCAATCTCAATTGGAACGACTTGCGTCGGATCGATGCCGTCAGCAAGCACGACATACAGATCATCACGGTCGCGAATGTCCTGCGCCATCTTTGCGTTGCGGCTGTCCACGGCGATTAGGCGCTTGTAAGCGCTGGCGCTGTACCGCATGGAACGCAGATGGTTGTTGACATCGTCGATCTGCGGGATGATCGCCACGATGGGCGACAGCGGATACGGATCATCCGGGACCGTGTACACGCCAAACACCGTGTATGGCCCCGTGCGCGGCCCGTAGTACGGTCGTGGTTTGCGGACAAACCCCGAATCGGTGGTCTTTCCGTCAGCGCTCTGACCCTTCAGCATCGTGTAGATGGTTCCGCTGAAGATCTGAAGGCCAGTTGCCTCGTCGATCTCCTCGATTGCCTCATCGACAACCTCGGGGACGAACACTTCGTACACGACCATCTCCTTGCGGTCTGGAACGTCGCGCTTGCCCGGGTACTGATCTCGGATCTCATCGATGCCGCTGTTGTCGGCGACACGATTGATGACCTCGGAATCCCAGC